ATAGGTAGCAGTAATCATTTCATTTTTTTCTTCAGGTGTTAGTTCAGCAGGATCTTCTTTGATCGAACTCAGATCAATCATGGATTCTGCTACTTCCAATTCTAGAGCAGTTTTGTTTAGTCTTAATAACCCGTCATCTGCTTCGGGTTCCATTACTAACTGTATATATTATTCATTACTTTTCTTAATCGCGGTTAATTTTGATAAATAAAATAATATTACTCTCGTGTAAATGGTAGCTCCCACTCTTGCGCAAGTAGAGTTTAGTGAGGTGTTTGTCTTAGATGATTATAAAATTATTAATTTTTCTTGGACCCAACCACCACCCATACCGGCGACTACAGGTGACGAGGAAAACCCAGGAACAGAGCCGAATGAGGTTAATATGTATAAGATTTATTTCCAGTATGCTGGCGGACTTACTAGATTGTTTCAGAGTGACATTCAGCCTACTGAAAATTCTCTTACGGTAACCTTAGACTATCCTCTTGCTCCCGGTATTGTTACATTTTTCATTCAAACAATTGATATTTACGACACATCATCGCCGTTTGGCATGTCTGATCTAATTACAGTTCCTGTTCTTGCCGAGAATGCGAATAAATTCGCATTCTTGAATGTAACCGAGGTAACTGCCTCATATACAGTATCACCAATTAATGCGACGCAGGATATGACAATACGATTTAAAAAATCACTTGTTGGTACTGACCCAGATAGGGATTACGAACTTATAACACATAGTGTATATGATATTAATAACAATAAGCTCGGTGAAACAACATTTACCGTTCAAGCTAACGGTGAGGAATATGCCACGATTACATTTACTCTTCCTAAACGACTCGGTCCTAGTACCAAGACAACATATAATGTACGATCCATGATTACAGGTAATGCCAATGCGCAATCTGAGACCGATGGCTCGGTGGACTTTATGATGGACAAAGCTACAACCCCTATTTCTGGTTTGAATGTAACTCCATTACCGTTTACAGCTACGTATAGCAAAGTTAATCTTACACAAAATATAATACTTGAATGGGAGGCTAATGCCGCGATTAATCTTGGTGTTGGACCTCTTGAATATAATATATATAATAACCTCGAAGACGCTGGCCCCATCACCACTGTTACTAACACAACAACTGAAGTATTAATAGAGAAACGGCTACGAAGCTTTGCTACAAAAGACTTTTTTATAGAGGTGGTTGCGACTGAAAACCCTAATATATTTTCAGAAAAACATAAAGTAACCTATAGACAGCCTATCGATCAAATAGACATATCGAATGGTATTACAACACTGAATGTACGGAATTTACAAGTTACTTCTTCTATTTCCCAAGAAATATATGTAAATTCGCAGACATTAAGATTTACATGTGAAGGGCCTGCGAATCTTGAAAATATTTTAGGATCAAATATAGACATTAACTATATTCTATTTAAAGATAACAATCCTAGTTCTATAGGAGCTGGTATTACAACTTCGACCGCCGATGATCCAGCTCAACGCACATTCGAAATTATAATCGGCCGATTGCCTCCAGGTAACAACGGTTATTCTGTACAGTTGGTTGTTCGTAGCGATTCTTTGACAAACATATACTCCAATATATTTTCGGAAAGGGTTCCTGTAAATGTTGTAATGTATGACATTTTGGATCTTCCAACTAACCAGCTAAGTATTAATAGTGTAAATTGTGAATTAGATGATGTAAATAAGACAGCTACATTTACATGGACGAATCCGCTGAGTCTACGAGATCCCAAATATCAATATGACATATTCCGCACTATTACTAAAAGTCCGATTGCTACTATAGATACTTCTGATTCAGACACGTTAACATATGAAACTCCGAATGCCGATAATAATATAGTTATAACTAGTCAGTTATCTCTGCGGGCAGTTGAAAAGCTTAATAGCAACGTATATTCTGACGTAGTAAAATTTAATATAATATTGGTGTGTCTTCTTAAAGGAACATTAGTAAAAACACAGGACTCGTATGTGCCTATTGAAGACCTAAAGGTTGGTGATGTAGTACTGAACCACAAACAAGAACCAACAAAAATCACAAAAGTCATACATATAAATCTTTCGTATATTGAGAATCCAATTGGAAGAGAAGTGAATACCGTGGTATACAAGATTCCGGCAGGACAATATGGGGCAACAAAGGATGTCTTTTTAACCCATCATCACAAATTTTTGGCGAATGGAAAAATGGTGAAACCTGTAGATGCTGGGTTAACACGTGCGAAACCTGAAGAGTTCTGTGATGAAAACAATAAGTATTCTGTCTACCATTTACGGCTGGAAGATGAATACAATAATCATTTTATTGTAAACGGTGATTGTATCGTGGAAGATTGGTATGAGTGGGTCAAATCTACTCCTCCTGAATTACTCGAGTAAACTCAAACTCTTTTCCCACAAGTGCTCGCTTACGTTGGGCGACAATAAAAGCAACACATCCGTCTGCGTTAGGAGCTGGTGTAGACTGAAAGTATGAAGCTACTAGACTCTCAAGTTCCTTCTTTGAAAGACTCCATGCTTTTGCATAAGTCTCTGGCCGCTGAATTTTAATACACGATCCATCATCATCAATCTTGAGTTTATCAATATTTCCAAACTGAGGAAGCTTGATAAGATCACACATTTCCATTTCTACCATCTTTCTGGTTTCACGCTTCTCATATACAGTCTTGTTAAGTAGACGCAGCTCATTGTCCACGTCACGGTACTGCTTGACACATCGCTTTAGATCATTGATTGCTTCGGTTGACATTTTATCTACTCTTAGGCTATCCAGGAAATAACATAATCCGTTTTCAAGATAATGGATAGTGAAGAAGTTGAGAACCTTCGAAGAGTATATAACGCGGAGCATCCAAAAGAACATCCTATTGCGAAAGGAAGTATCAATAAAGTGTGGAATGAGATCCGTAGCAGATTACACGAAAAGTGTTCTACTGGAACTACGGAATGTATTCTCGCACACATGCTTAAGAAACAAAAGGCTCCTGGAAGTTGGGAAAAGAATCCTGAAGAATGGCTATCCTCTGTAGATATTGATGCGGTTGAAAAAGAGTTTATGCATGTATTCAAAAAATACCATTATATTGGTGCGATTCCTATCGATTTTGATAAGACATCCAAAACTGGTTCGTGTCTAGTGAGTGCTCTCTGCTCCATAAACATCAAAGACTTATATCGCAAGGGACACCGTCAAATAGGAATTGTTTTTAATACTGACGTAAGCACAGGTCCAGGACAACATTGGATCGCAGTATTTGTAGATCTTGATCCTAAATATGAAAATGCGAGAATGACATATTTTGATTCCTATTCAAAACAACCTGAGCCTGAAATTCAACGCTTAATGGCTCGATGGAAGGAACAGTGGGATGCTACAAAAATTCATAGCAAACCAATGGAATTATCATACAACAAAACTCGTCATCAATATGAAGACTCCGAATGCGGAATGTATTGTTTGTATTTTCATTTCTGTTGTCTAGCTGGCATTCCCATGGAGAAGCGAGTGCCTGATGATGTAATAAGAAGTTTTCGTGGCGTGCTATATAGTATCGGTAAGAAGTAATGGATTGGATAAAAGAGAATATTCCACCTACAGTTCAATATGGTGTGCTAGCAGTGGTCATCATTGCTATTTCTTACTTTTTATGGCTTTCATTTGAACCTAATGAAAAAAAGGCATTGTCAAAAGCCAAGCCTATCTTTGCCACATATCCTAAGGTAACCAAGTTAGCTCCTTTAGGATGTCCTCAGCCCCAATCATATCGTCTAGCAGACTTTTATCTTGCCTCATCATCGTATTCAGTGTTCCCAGGAGCAGAAGTATATGACTATGTCAGCGACACAATTCTACCTCTTGCTATCAAAGCAGGTGTACGATTGATTGAATTAGATATTTATTCAGATGTGAATGACAAACCTGTTGTTGGATTAAAGAATCAAAAATTAGGAGTTGATTACGCATACAATACAGTTTCATTTGAGGCATGTTGTGTATCAATTGCCAACAATGCGTTCAACAGTATCAGTTCACCTGTGTCGTCGGATCCATTTGTGTTAAGTTTGATGTTTCATACTGAAAAAACAAAGACCATTAACGCAGCCGCAGAAATATTGAAAACAACATGTCGTGGACATATGTTGGATTCTACCTACAGTTATCAACGTAAGAACTTAGCAGTCGAACCTGTATGCAATCTACAAAGCAAGCTCATTATTGTATCGGGTGGCGCAATAAAGGGAACACTCATGGAAGAGTTGGTGAATATGTCTTGGTCTACATCCCATCTCCGCAGAATGACGTATACTCAGGCATCTCAGCCTCACGATCATGATGAACTCATTGATTACAACCGCAATAACATCACAATGGTTGTTCCGGATATTGGAGAAGACCTTATAAATAATAATCCTCAAATTTTGTTTACGTTTGGGTGTCAATGGATTATGATGAACTATGGATCGATTGATAGCATGATGGAGCTGTATATTGGTGAATTCCAAGAAAACAGTGTAGTACTCAAGCCAGCCGCACTTCGTCCTCTCAAGCCCAAGAAATACAAGAAGCCAACAATGCCTGATCCCGCGGTATCTTTTCAACCTATGCAACATACATCTCCAATCTATAGTGCCACGGTGTGATAAAATGTTTGCGTTAGAACAAAATGAGCAAGTGGTTAACTCATGTTAAGAAGACGATGAAGTCTGAAGCTGGAAAGAAGAGTTCTATGGGCAAGAAATGGTTCTCGCATGTTCTCAAGACAGCCAAGAAGACCTACAAGAAGGGCGGTAATGATGATGAAGATCCTAAGCCAGTAGTTAGTGGCCCGTCTGCGCCGGCTGGTGTGGCGCATATGGAGGGAGACCCAACTGCGCCGGGTGGTCGTCGTGGCCGCAAGGGTGGAAAGACTCGCCGCCATCGCAAGTAAGTTTGGCTCTAGATAAAAAAATGACTATGTGTAACATATAAAGACAAATGGGTGGTGGTTTATTACAACTAGTTGCCTATGGCGCGCAAGATGCATACCTGTCTGGGAATCCTCAGATCACTTTCTGGAGAGGACTGTTTAAGCGCCACACGAATTTCGCAATGGAGCCGTTCCGTGTCAACATGACTGGCCAAGCCGCGTGGGGCACCAAGCACTCTGCCATTCTAGGTCGCCATGCCGATCTAGTGTCTTCGGCATATATTGAGGTAGAGCTAGGCCCCGATAGTGGTGAGCTAGTGTATTCTACATTTGATAGTCCCGGATCAAGACAAGCTGGCTTTAATCTGCTCGAGTATGTTGAGCTAGATATCGGTGGTCAGATTATTGATCGTCAATACGCAGAATTCATGTATATATGGAGCACTTTGGCGTATAAATTTGATGAACAACTTAAGATGGATTTTATGGCACAGACAGCTAATGTTATAAATGCCGATTGTGGTCCTACTGGAAGACCTTACCGAAACAATTTAACGTATATTCCTCTGATGTTCTTTTTTTGTCGCAATCCTGGAGCTGCTCTACCTTTAATCGCACTACAGTACCACGAGGTAAAGATTAATGTTCAGTGGAATAAGACCAAGAATATCTTTGTAAAGGGAGATACAAATACAACCGGTCCTAAGCAGGCAAATCTACTCATTGATTACATCTATCTAGATGTAGAGGAGCGCCGTCGTATGGCCCAAGAGTCTCACGAATACCTAATTGAACAGACTCAGTTCAATGAGGACAAGGGGCTAACATCTGCCCAAAACCGCGTTGATTTGACATTTAATCACCCTGTAAAAGAACTCATCTGGGTAACTCAATATTCTTGGAGAAAGAACTGTAACATTACACCTCCTGAGGGCAATGAACCATCGTATGACATTTCTCCTATGACATATGATTCTTTGATCTACGAGTGCTCACTACAGCTGAACGGTCAGGATCGAGTACCTTCTCTGCCTGGCATGTACTATGCCGCTGTACAACCCTTTCAGCACCACAGTGGAAGTTCCTTTCTTGATGGCGGCCAATTGTCGGTTTTTGGCGAGGGTGGTAATAACTCATATCCTTCGACTGATAGACGAAGGGCTCCTGGTGGCGTATACATGTATTCCTTTGCGATCAAGCCCGAAGAGCATCAACCATCTGGAACATGTAACTTCTCGCGTATTGACACAGCTACTCTAGTCTTTAGTGTAGATGGTCTAAAGCCCATATCCAACAGAGATGTAGAGAATGCTGACATTCGTGTCTATGCGATCAACTACAACATTCTGCGCGTGATGTCCGGTATGGGCGGTTTAGCGTACTCGAACTAAAGTTTCCGCGACTCATACTCCAACTAAAACCAATGAACTAAATAATGGACGTGGATAAACTCCTCGTAGTCGCTCATCCCGACGACGAAGTATTATGGGGAGGCTTAAATGTATTATTACAACCAGGCTGGTTTGTAGTGTGCTCAACACACGCAAATGATCCTGTACGATCTCGAGAATTTTATAAGACCATGTCACTTGCGAATGTGACAAAGTATGTTATGTATGATGTAAAAGACGAATACACTGAAGATCCCGAAGAAGCTTCCGAACTGTATGATGGAACTCCGTTTGAGAAAGGACTTCAGCAACTTGCAAAACATCCTTGGAAATTAGTACTAACTCACAATGACAAAGGAGAATACGGTCACGAACATCACAAAAAAGTACATCAACTTGTCATGAAATATATTCCCTCTGCGAAAACATTTCAAGTAGGAGAAAAGTTGAAAGAAGCTACGTTGGAACACAAGCGTAATCTTTTACAATACTACGCAGATACACAAGCTATTTGTCGACAATTATATCAAAAAAAAGGTGGTAAATTAAAGATTACAGAACGAGAACATTTTTTTAATGAAACATTGTATGTGAATGTTGAACGTAACATTTCCAAAGTGGTTCACCAGATATGGTTTGGTAAGCCGCTCGATAAGAGTAGTGTACGATACAATCTAATGAATGGTGTGAAAAAGGTGGCAAATAGAAATGGATTTGTGTATAAAATGTGGACAAATGATGATATGAAAGAAGAGACCATGCCAATTACATGGAAATATATGCAACATGCTATCGAAATGGGAGAAGAATTGGAACAGTCTCGTTTTGCACAAGTAGCTGATCTAGCAAGATATGAATTGCTTCATAGATTTGGTGGAATCTATCTAGATTCTCTATTTGAAATTGGTGATGCTTTTTGTAAGTATATTTCGGACCACGCAGACAAGCATGAGCTTATTGTTGCGAACGAAGATCCGTGTAAGATGAAGTGTGAAGGAGCTGGTGGTAAAAAATATATGTCCAACGGATTTTTTGCGTGTGTTCCTGGCTGCCTAATCCTAAAGCGTCTTTTATCGAAAGACAGTTTAGACTCAATTGATTTTGAAAGTGTGTATATTAATCGCACAACAGGCCCTTATTATTTCCGTAGTGGGATGAAGACAGGAGATAAGATTCATGTAATCAACACTGAAAAAATATATCCTTTTATGGTGAATGATTCTGAGTATCGACCCGGTGAAATCAATCAATGTATTACTGGAGATGACAAACTAATTCATGATTGTTTAACAAAAAAGTATCCTAAATCTTTAACTGTCTACCAAAGCGGATTTGGTGGATCATGGAGTTGGTAATTTTTAGTTTTGAATTGTAATTTCTTTCGCCAGTGTGCGAGGAGGTCTTTGTGGCATCTTATTTTCAATGTCCATCTTTAGTTTTATGGCTGCCTTCGTCAACCACCTTTTGAAATAGCGTGGTGCCAAATCAAGAAATCCTCCCTCTTCATCAAGAATCTCGTCGCACTTTCGCACGATTGCCTTGTAAAACTGCGGATACATCTTCCATACAACAGACCCACGCTTGTTCGTTCTCAGCATGTCTAGCATATCCACAAGTTTCTTACACTTCTTTCGCAACTGCCGGTTTGTTCTAGAAGGAATAGAACTGGGGATAATGGCTGCGATCAGAAGCGTCTGCCTTTGTGCTACTAGTTCATGCTCAAAACACTCCTGCTTTGTAAACTTTCGGTGTACGATACGATCCAACGGATCTAAGATGCGATTGAAATTGATGGAAGAATCATAGTCCAGATACTTGCCAATATACAGTATGACATCATACGGAATATAGGAAAAGATAGTCTTCATTCTGGTTTAGTAATCTATATTGCGGTTAAGACGTAAAAATCCGTTTTATAGCTTAGGACGAGTCATTTTCATCTTTTCCAGATACAAAATAGCATCCATCAACTCTTCTTGCATATGCTTAACCCAATCTAAAAATGGCAAATTATTTGCCTCCAATGTTGTTCCGTATTTTTTTTGACCTACTTCAGATCTTTGTTGAAATTTTTCGATTACTGATTGAACTACTGGGTCCATTTGTGTTATATAATCTTTTTATATTAAAGTCCATAGTAGACAAGATCATCATATAACTGTAGCATATCCTGAATAATTTCAACATATGCGGCACTTCTAGTATCGGGATCTAACGATTCAATATATTCTGTTATTTCATCTACATCCCAGTCTGGATGCCGAAACCCAATCTTTTTAATAATTCGCCGAATAAAGCTTAGACCTCCACAATAGTCTACATCATTGCAGTGATACGCATAATCAATCATCAGAAGGTGTTCCCATGTGATAGGTGAATCATTGATCATGCTAGTGGCATCATCCTTATTGCGTTGAAAACAGTTTGGTACATACATCATTTTAGCGTCTGATAGGTATAGACTTACGATGTAATAAATCCGTTTTCATTACCACTCCATCGCAATATCTGCCATCTGTACACCACCCTGTTCCGCGTCTTTCTGTTCTTCAGCTGCTACACGAGCATTCGCAGCGGCTAGATCGGCTTCGAAGACTGATAGATCTTCTTCGGTTCCATCAGGAAGCTTGGTCTCATCCACCAAAATATCTACAAATCCAGTACCACAAGGAGGCTTCTGACCGAACATGATATTTGCAGACACACCCTTCATATTATCAAAGTCAGCCGACAAAGCAGCGTTAAATAGAATCTTTGATGTCTCCTCAAAAGACGACTTAGCAAGAACACCATTCTCACCCTTGTTCATACCGAAACGATTGGCTTCCATAATGCGACCCAAGTACGTCATCGTATCCACTAGCGTAATCATATGGTGGTAATTCACTGCCTCGCCACCAGATTTGAAGACCTCGCTGAATTCTTCATACAGTGCGATACGAACTGTTTCAATTCCAAATACTTCAAGAATCTCATGAACATCATTCGAGAATGTTCGCATAGGATCCACGCCAGGGATTGTAGAGAGATCTAGTAAGTTCGTACCTTCTGCGTCAAGCACATACTGCTTCTGAGGAGTATATCCCCCAACCTTTTCATCATAGATTAGCTCATCACCAATCTCGCGAACATACACACGACCGATTCCTTCTACGCCAGTCAGGACAGTATCAAGCAGCTTATCTTCGATGAACCGCAGAGTTAGAGCATTCTTAACCATGTCACTGCCAAACACAATACGCAGTACCATCTTGTCAGGCGTATTCGTATCTGTGTGAACACAACTGAATATACGAAGCACTTTATTATTCTCAATCTTGGTCTGAATCAGTGTCATATCAATAATTTGACGAGCAGCCATTTCCATAGGATCTAGTTCCAGTCGCATAATCCAAGGAGATACACATGTCGTTCCTTGCGTTACAGAGAACTTCTCGTATGTCTGAAGAATTTCACGATCTTCTTGAACAGCTGTGTTTGAAGAGAGTGGATTCGGGTCATGATAGATTCGCACAGATTTGGTGAGATCACGAAGTGTTGTCTTTTGAATATCCTTCATCTTTGCGATCGCCGCAACTTGAGATACTGAGATGCTAGGGTCTAGATATACAGTATTTGCAGGATTCTTGGGATTGTGTGACGCAGACAATAACTCAACAATACGAGGAACACCGGCTGTAGCGTTTGCTTTCGCAGTACCAGCAGAGTGGAAGGTATTCAATGTGAGCTGAGTCGTAGGCTCACCGATAGACTGCGCGGCTAACGTACCAACCATCTCACCTGGATGTACGCGAGCCTTAATGTAACGGAATCGAATATCTGTCAAAAGCTCATTGAACATATCTCTGCTTAAACGCATCTTGATGATGGCTTTCTTAGGAGCCAGATAGTAGCGCATCAAAATATGAAACAGTTTATTGTGAGATAGCCATGGCTGCTCAAACAGATTCTCTAGTTCAGCTACAACATATTCAGGCGTTAGTTCTGTCTTTGTTGCGAAAGGGTTGTTGTATTTCTCCATCATACGCTTGAGTGGCACAGGAGCCATTACTGTAGAGCCTTTCTTGTAGCGGAACACGTCTTTTACCAGCGTATCTCGATCACGCAGGATTTGATCCACTAGATCAGGAGGATTCTCGCCAATGTCTCCGTTTACAACTGCCGCAAAGTCATCTTTTGATGCGCCAAACTCTTTGTAAAGCTGCTCCATCGACATGACTGCTAGATCAATCGGCTGATTCTCTACACATACACTGTCAATACCATCACCACCGTAATGGTGTTGGAAGATAGAGCCATTTACATTTCGAACAGTACCATCATACTCCACGTGAAGATCTTCCATCGTCTTCACGAGCCGGCGCTGGATGTAACCAGAATCGGATGTCTTTACAGCAGTATCAATCAGACCCTCACGACCGCCCATAGCGTGGAAGAAGAACTCCGCAGGACGCAGACCGCTGATAAAGCTATTTTCAACAAAACCACGCGATTCCATACCATCATCAAATTTAGTGAAGTGCGGAAGAGTACGATCTTGTAGACTGAACTGGATACGCTTACCTGCTACCTGCTGCTGTGCGAGCAGCCCAAGCATCTGAGTAATGTTAAGCGAAGAACCCTTTGCGCCCGAGTCTACCATTTGTACCATGCGATTTGTCTTGGGAAGACTCTTCATCGATTCATCACCGATAGAAGACGCAACGGCTTTCAAAGCGTTAAGAATTTGATTCTCTAGCTCCTCACCATCTGAACGACCACTTCCATTCAGAAACTTACCTGCGTGAACATCCGACAAAATATCAGACACTTTTTGGCGACCCTCTGCTAGAACCTTTTTAATGATTTCATCTGTTTCTTTGTTTGTTGCGAGATCTGATGGACCTACCGAGAACCCAGTAAACAGATTGTATTTGGTTACAATGTTTTGAATATCGTTAATAAACTGACCTGCTCGATCAGGACCAAAGTCTGAGTAGATCATGTGAACTAGACCATCAGAAGTCGTCGCAAATGCGCCCTTGTTTAGAATTCCTTTGATCAGCTTACCGTTCTTTACAGTCACCTTACCTGCGAAGTCGATCGCAGGAAGCGCACTAGAAATGACGTCTTGACCAGACAAATGATTGTTTTGACGAATGTACGTCGACAGAGGCTTCTTCATGCGGGCCAGAATGTTCATGGCAATATGCTCGGGAATACGTACTTCAGGCTGAGATAGGCGATAAATTCCAGTCTGTGTATCCTGGAACACGCTGATGATAGCTGCATTCGTACGAGGAGACACAATCTGACGAAGAACACTCGCAAGATACTTGATTTCAGAAGCTGATGCGATGCTTTGGGGCACGTGCATGTTCATTTCATCACCGTCAAAATCAGCGTTATACGGTTTTGTGGCAGATACGTTCAGGCGAAACGTCGAGTAAGGCAGTACTCGAACGCGGTGGCACTCCATGGAACCCTTGTGAAGAGAAGGCTGACGATTGAATAGTACTACATCTCCATCCACCAGGTGACGATGTACGATATCGCCATCTTTCAAGTCAATCATATCCGGATTCACATACTTTAAGGAAATAGGACGATTGTCTTCTTTGAGGAATACTGACTTGGCACCAGGGTATTTTGCGGGACCGTTGCGAATGTACGTCATCAGGCGATCACGGTTGTACACCGTAACAATCTCAGGGAATGTTAAATTCATCGCAATCTCTTCGGGAACACCCAACTCATCTACATCAATATTTGCGTCAGGCGTGATAACTGAACGAGCAGAGAAATCTACACGCTTACCCATCAAATTGCCGCGAACACGACCAGTCTTTGCGCCAAGACGGGACTTTAGTGTCTTCAAAGGACGACCAGAACGCTGTGCCGCAGGAGGAAGACCCTTGATATCATTATCAACGTATGTCGCAACATCGAATTGAAGGATGTCCGTATACTTGTCGATCACATCTGCGGAATCACCCTTATCGATCTTGTCGCGAAGACGCTGATTGTTCCGAACAATATCAATCAGTTTGTGAGTCAAATCATCTTCCATGCGCTGGTTGTCATCCATAACGACAGACGGACGCACAGTGAGTGGTGGTACAGCTAGAACCGTACAAATCATCCATGCGGGACGACTGAACTTAGAGCTGAACCCCAGCAGATCAATGTGGCGATCCGTCATGCGCTGGAAGCAACGCAGTACCAACTCGGGCTGAAGAGGGATCTTATCGGCTTCCTCGTCGTACGTGACAGCCTCCAAAGTAGCTACGGTATTCTCAACCTTTTCTGCTTTCTTGATCAGAGGAGACTCGCAGTGAGGGCAGGCAGACGAACTCTTTAGATCTTTAGTTTTATAGGATGCCGTCTTCTCACGTACTGCGTTGAACCGATCCATACCAGTCTGCTTCTTCTCAATGATCTCCAGCTCTGCGTCTGGCAGATAAGGATTGGAGCAGGTCAGGCATACATTTTGTAGAATTTTTTGAACTGTGTCTAGGAATTGGTAGAGATATACTGGGCGAGCAAGACTAATGTGTCCAAAGTGTCCAGGACACAATAGATTTGTTTGCTTACATGTGGGACATACCTTACCATTCTCGATAACACCAAACCGAGAATCAAATACTCCACCTTGAACGGGCTGGCTTGCTTGATAAGTTTTATCAGTGATTACTTCGACAACGCTGCGAGATAGAATATCCTCTGGATTGGCGATGCCAAATTGAACTCCAATAATTGTGTCACCCATTCTTGTTATTATATTGGATGTCTTTAGATTGTTCCATTTTTCATTATGGCATATAGACAAATGAGTAAACTTCTTGGATTTAAGAAGCCATCGACGTTAGTTGTTGCGGACAAGGGAGTTGTTAATATTGTATTACCCGAACTAAAGGCCGCTGAGGCTAAAGCTGCGGAACTAAAGGCCGCTGAGGCTAAGGCCGCTGAGGTGAAAGCTGCGGAACTAAAGGCCGCTGAGGTGAAAGCTGCGGAACTAAAGGCCGCTGAGGCTAAAGCTGCTGAGGCTAAAGCTGCTGAGGCTAAAGCTGCTGAGGCTAAGGCCGCTGAGG